GTTATTAGTGTTGGTCGTACCATTCTTCCCACTCATCAATTATGCTCTCTAAGGCTTGTGCAACAACCTTGGTTTTTGATATCTGGAACCCATAGTCCTTAGCCTGTTGGTGTACTAGGTTAAACCTTGATAGCAATTCTGGGTCTACCCTTATAGATATCAGCTTTGTTTTAACCTTGTCTTTCCTATACACTCCAAACTTTTCGTTTAACCGTTTCATTTCACTCATATGTATCTCCGTTTATTAACACAAAGCAATACCGCTTTGATGGTTCTAATCTGCCATAGATTTACTAAAATGTCAAGTTTTGGGTTATATAGACCTATTTGAAGTCGTTTGGTGGCTTGGACGCACGGGGGGCACATGGACTGGAACTTCGACCCCCCACCCCTATAGAAGTAAACCTCTCAACCCAAGACCTCCAAATAGCATCGCTTTACACATCCGTAAAGTTACCCCCTTCGTCCAGCCCCTCCCCCAAAAAATTCCCAATAAAAAATTTGCGCAGGCTATCAAATCCTGATATAGTACAACCATGGATAGATTACCGATTAACCACACCAAGTGGTCAGACAGGCTAGCGTTTGATATTGCATTGCTCTTAGAGAAGAGTGGTGAAACACTGGATGAAGTTATTGAAAGGCATGGTATTACCTCGAGTGAGATGCTGGTATTCAATGAAGACCCAGTGTTTCGTAAGAAGGTAGATGGTTATAGGGAAGAGGTTAAAGAGAAAGGTATGACGTTTAGGCTTAAGGCGCGAGCCCAAGCTGAAGAATTATTAATGACGTCATGGCAACTTATACATAGCCCAGAAGTTTCCCCTAGTGTAAAGGCGGATTTGATTAAGTCGACAGTTAAGTGGGGAGACTTGGAGCCTAAGACAAATTCAGCAGACGTGGAAGCTGGTGGTGGGGTGAAGATAACAATTAACCTCGGTGATTCTACGCACCAGATGAAAGTGGTGGACCATGAGCCTACAGGTACAGAAGAGCAAGCCGAGCTTATTGACGCTAGTTAAGACGTTTGACCAGGTGTATGAGGAGTTGCCTGCGACGAGGTTTAATACGACGCGGGCGTATCATGACTTTGCGAATGATTTAATTGACCATGGTGTGAGCTTTAGGGTTAAGATACTGAAGAAGCGTAGGACTCGGCCGAGTCAGATTGTGGTGATGCTACTACAGACGGTGGACATGACCAGACCAGATGCGCCGCCGCTTGAACCGCATGACCATGACGAGGGGAATCCCAACAGTGAGGACTGTACAGATACGGTTGATATAGTTGGGGCGTGTCCGACGTGTGGGGTGTTGATGACTAACAGTGAGTGGTGTGCATACTGCGGGGAAGACGCAGCGAGTTTGTATAAACAGGAGAGTGAGAATGGGGCAAGGCACTGAGATAAACTATACGCCGCCTAAGACAGGTAGGGAATTTATGATGAGTGGTGCGCAGATGCGCACACTTATGGGGCCTGTTGGTAGTGGCAAATCGGTTACGTGTTCGTTTGAGATAGTCAGGAGGGCGACGTTGCAGGAGCCCAACGAGCAGGGGATACGCAAGACCAGGGCGGCTGTGGTCAGGGAGACGGCGAGGCAGCTGGCGGATACGACGATTAAGACGTTTTTGGATTGGTTCCCGCCGGGGCAGTGTGGGCGGTATATGCGCACGACGAAGACGTATTTCATGAAGATGGGGGATGTTGAGTGTGAGGTGATGTTCCGAGCGCTGGACGACGCGGACGACGTGGCGAACCTTAACTCACTGGAGCTGACATTCGCTTGGTTTAATGAGTGTAGGGACATACACCCTGACATTATTGATGCGATGTCTAAACGTGTGGGGCGATTCCCGAGTAATAAGGACGGGGGGCCGACGTGGCATGGGATGTGGGGGGATACCAACCCGCCGACGATGGACACGTGGTGGTATTATCAGATGGAGCACCTCGACCCTAAGGATGGGGTGAGTGAGAATGATAACGGGTGGGAGGTGTTTAAGCAGCCGTCTGGTCGTAGCCCTGAGGGGGAGAATGTTGAGAACTTGCCAGAGGGGTATTATGATACTCAGGGTAGGTCTGAAGAATATATAAGGGTTTATATTGATGGTGAGTATGGGCTATCAAGTGCTGGCATGCCGGTGTACAAATACTTTCGCCCTGATTACCACATGGCGCATGAGCCACTTAATCCGATTGTTAACGGTGTGAGGCCCATCGTTGTGGGGATGGACTTGGGGTTGACGCCTGCGGCAGTCATCGGACAGCAGGATGCAAAGGGGCGAGCGATAATCCTTGACGAGGCTGTCAGCTTCGACATGGGGATACAGAGATTTATGCGGACGGTTCTCAAGCCGTTGTTATATGAGAGATTTCCAGGGAGTCCAGTGATGATAATCGTGGACCCAGCTGGTGTGCAGAGAGCACAGACGGATGAGCGCACGGTGGTGGAGATTATTAAGGCGGAGGGGTTCAAGGTTAAGCCTGCGAAGACTAACAATGTGTCGGCGCGACTCAACGCGGTGGACGAATACTTGATGAGACACGTGGACGGTGAGACGGCATTCCTCGTTGACCCTAGGTGTACGAAACTTAAGAGTGCGATGATGGGTGGGTATCGGTATCATAAGAAGAATGGTACGATTGATAAGAACAAACACTCGCATGTCGCGGAGGCGCTGCAGTATCTGATGCTTCATATCGGTAGTATTGACGAGGGTGTAGAATTAAATCGCAGAAGGGATGTAAAACCGGTTGCGGCGATGGGATGGACATGATATGATGTGCCCGGGTGTGGTTTTACTCTCCTCTTCCACATTGTAGTTGCACACCCACTCCCCCGATGAGTCACCTCTCGGGGGAACTTTATTATAAAATAGTTGCATATGACAAATAAAACGTGTAAAACTAGAGTCAAATACCCAAATATTGGGGTAATTGGGGGAAATAAATGCCAGGATTGACAGTTCTTAGAGTGATGGATAATGCCACAATGGTCGCTGATGAGCAGGAAAATGCGGACCGTGAGCTACAAGAACGCCAGAATGAGCCCTTATTTCTAGGGTTAACAGCCCATTTACGTGAATGCTGGGATGCAGCTAAGCAAGCAAAGAAGCCTATTGAGACTCTTATGCTTAAAGCCATGCGTCAGCGCAATGGTGAGTATGAGCCTGATAAGCTGAGTGCGATTCAGAGCCAAGGTGGCTCGGCAATCTACATGGGGATTACAGAAGTGAAGTGTCGTGCAGGTGAGAGCTGGCTACGAGATATCTTATTAGACACAGGTACCCCACCTTGGGATTTAGGTCCGACTCCTTTACCTGATTTATCCCCAACTCAGTCACAAGAACTTGAGCAAATATTTGCGGCTAATATATTAAAGATAGTTGAGTCGACAGGGAAAGCACCAACACCTGGCGAGACTGAAGAGCTGAAGGAAATGCTTACGCAGGACTATAGGTTTAAGATATTACAAGCAGCACAGAATCGTGCTGACAAGATGAAAGTTAGAATCAGTGACCAGTTCGCTCAAGGCGGATGGGCTGATGCATTTAATGAGTTCGTTACAGACATCGTAACGTTCCCGTGTGCTTTCATCAAGGGTCCCGTTGTCCGACGTCAACGTCGACTTGAGTGGGCACAGGATGAGACAGGTGCGACAGTCGCTAAAGCTGGTGAAGAGCTAGCCCCTGAGTACGAGAGGGTTGACCCATTTAAGATTTACCCTGAGCCAGGGATTACAGATATTAATGAAGGCTACTTATTTGAGCACCACCCGTTAACACGTATGGAGTTGTCTGAGCTTATCGGCGTTCCTAACTATGACGAGGAGGCTATACGTAAGCTTCTTAGCGAAGGCAACTCAGGAAGCTGGATTAATGAAGATGTACAGATTGAGAAGGAAGACGCTGAGCGTAAGCCGCGTAGCCTTAACAGACCAACAGAAATTTTTGATGCATTAGAGTTCCACGGTAAAGTTAGCGGTAAGATGCTAAGAGAGTGGGGATTAGATGAAGAGGAAGTTCCAGATGAGGCACGTGAGTATGAAGCTTGTGTGTGGATTATTGGTAACTATGTAATTAAAGCAGTATTAAACTACGACCCGTTAGGAGAGAAACCATATGCGAAGACTTCACTTATTAAAACCCCTGGGGCTTTCTGGGGTAAAGGAATACCTGAAGTCATCGAAGATGTACAGAATATCTGTAACGCCTCTGCGCGAGCTCTCGTCAACAATATGGGTATATCATCAGGTCCTCAAGTGGAAGTTAACTTGGAACGTATACCCCCGAATGAAGATATTACGCAATTACATCCTTGGAAGATTTGGCAGGTAACTAACGACCCTATGGGTTCGAGTGCTCCAGCTGTAAGATTCACACAGCCAGATGATAATGCACAGACACTGATGGCAGTATATGAGAAGTTCAGCGCGTTAGCTGATGACCACTCAGGCATACCGTCATACATCTCGGGTGACCTTAATGTACATGGAGCAGGACGTACAGCGTCAGGCTTATCCATGTTGATGGGCTCAGCTGGTAAAGGTATTAGACAAGTTGTCATGCATATTGATAATGATGTTATTAAAAAGATTGTTAATAGGCAGTTTGTATACAACATGCGCTATGATGAAGATGAAAGTATTAAGGGTGATGTAGAGATTATCGCTCGTGGCGCTATTAACTTAGCAGTTAAAGAAACTGTTAACGTACGCCGAATTGAATTTCTTAATGCAACCGCCAACGAAATCGATATGGAAATCGTTGGTAAGGATGGCCGTGCCGCGATACTTCGCGAAGTGGCTAAAGGGTTGCAAATGCCTGTGGATGATATCATCCCATCTCGGGAAAAAGCCGGGTTCGTTGAACGTGAGAACGCTAAGATGGCACAACAAGCTGCACAGCAGCAGCCAGCTAGCGGAACTCCAACCCAACCAGACGGTACCCCCAAAGGTGGAGCTGAAGGAAACACAGTGAGTAACCGTGTGACGGGAGGTGCAGGTTGATAAAGCCTTCGCCAGAGGTTGTTCAAGCGTTAGGTGCAACTGTTCGCCAGTTCCCAGTCTTATTAGATTGGATGAAAGGGTGGCAGGAACATGAACTATCGCAGCTACCAAACGTTACTACGAATGTGGCATTAGCTCAGGGACGGTGCCAGGTTCTAAAAGAACTCTATGAGTTCGCAGAAAAGTCCCCCGAACACGCAGCACAGTCAAAATGATAGCTGTATTTTATTACGCATACCAATAGGAGCGATAACATGGCAATACCAGAGCAAGTGAAGAAACAGTCAGAGGCTGTACAGAAACTATATGAAGACCTTAATCCAGAGGAGGGCGTAGTAGCCCAGCCTGCGGAGGAAGCAGATGTAGTTGAGGAAGTACAGGCCGACCGTGTTGATGAACAAGCACCTCAGTCTGAGCCAGAAGAGCAAACGGCAGCAGACACCCAAGATGAGAAAACATTAGAACAAAAGTATAAGACCCTACAGGGGATGTATAACGCAGAAGTTCCACGTTTACACGCAGATAGACGAGAGCTAGCGGATAGAGTTAGTCAGTTAGAACAATTACTTAGTTCAGCGAGTCAACCAACACCTACACCGGCAGCGCCGGAAGTACCTGAAACTCTGATTACAGAGCAGGACAGAGAGGACTACGGTGACTCAATCGACGTTATGCGTCGTGTGAGCCAAGAAGAAACTAACGCAGCTAACAGGCGCATCGCCCAGTTAGAACAGTCGATTCAGCAAATGCAGTCTAGTGTGATGCCTCGCGTAGAGCAGCTATCACAACATCAGGCGCAAAACACTGAGCAGGCATTTTGGTCAACGCTTGAAGCTAATGTCCCTAACTGGAGAGAAATTAATGAGAAGGCAGATTTCCAAAATTGGTTATTGGAGATTGACCCACTAACGGGGATTAGCCGCCAGACGTATTTAGAAGATGCACAGAGCAACTTCGATGCACGTAGGGTAGCGAGTTTCTTCTCAACATGGGGAGGCATGAACGGTATGTCACAAGCTCAGCAAGAAAAGGCAAGTTCTAAATCACAGCTAGAGAAGCAGGTAGCACCAGGTAAGGGTAAATCCGCTAGTGCTCCTGCAGTAAATGGCGACCAGACGTATACGCCTACAGACATCGCACAGTTTTACGACGATGTTAGGTCAGGTAATTACAAAGGTCAGGATAAAGAACGTGCTAGAATAGAGCGCGACATTTTCGCTGCACAGCGAGACGGTCGTATTGTCACTGCATAATATAATATAGGAGAAGCATAATGGCTTTTGCAGTATCATCCGGTAAACCGGCATACACTGGAAACTTTATTCCAGAGATTTGGTCAGGCAAACTTATTGAAAATTTCTACGACGCTACGGTGTTGTCAGCAATTTCTAATACTGACTATGAGGGCGAGATTAAAGCTTACGGCGACACGGTTAATATCCGTACTACCCCTGAGTTAACAATCCGTGATTACGTTAAAGGACAAACACTAAGTGTTGAGAACCCTGACAAACCTAAGTTACAACTACTTATTGATAAAGGTGAGTATTTTGCTGCGGTTGAAGACGACGTAGATAAAGTTCAATCAGATGTTAAGATGATGGATAACTGGTCTAAGGACGCTTCTGAGCGTATGAAGATTAAGATTGACCAACGTGTACTAACTGATATCCTTCCAGGTATCCACGCTAGTAACAAAGGTGCAACAGCCGGTGCTATCTCAGGTAATATCAACTTAGGTACTTCGGGTGCTCCAGTTGCTATGACTAAAACTAATGTTATTGAGCACATCATCAACATGGGCCTAACACTTGACGAAGCTAACGCTCCAGAAAGTGGACGTTTCTTGGTTATCCCTGCTAAGATGGCAGCATACATCAAGCAATCAGACCTTAAAGATGCGTCAATCACAGGTGATGGTTCATCTCCACTACGTAATGGTCGTTTAGGTATGATTGATAGATTTACTATTTATGTAAGTCATAACATCAAGAAGACTGGTTCTAACTTCGATATCGTTGCGGGCCATAACATGGGCTTTACTTTTGCTTCGCAAATGACTGAGCTTGAAACTCTACGTTCTGAATCTACTTTCGGTAATATTATCCGTGGCTTACAAGTGTATGGCTACAAGGTAGTAAAACCTGAAGCATTAGTTCAGTCAGTAGTAACCGTTTAATATAGGAGGTTTATCATGGCTACATATACAGATGGAACTGGCTATAACTTAGGCTCAGCAGCTCACGTTGCTTCGGGCATTAACAAAGTCGGTGTATTAGAAGTTGAATTAAACTTCGCAACAATCACTACTGACCGTGCAGCAGCAGGCTTAACAGCTCTAGGTGCAAACGATGTATTGACTGCGTTACACATCCCAGCTAAGACTATGGTTTTAGCAGTTGGTTTAGATGTAACAACAGCTGAAGGCGGCACACTAACTATTGATGTTGGTGATGGCGGTGATGTTGACGGTTTCTTAGACGGTGTAAATGCTAACACAGTAGCATCTTACTCTACGTCTTTGACGTTAACAGAAGCAACTCCGAATACCGTAACTGGTTATTCGAACGGTAAATACTACAGCGCGGCAGACACGATTGATATTAAAACTATCAACGCGGCTGACACAGCAGTGGTACGTTTATGGGCAGTTGTTGCAGACTGTTCGTAAGTAACTAGATGTGGGGCTTCGGCCCCCATCTTCTTTATCTTCAGAGGGGTTTAAAATGGAAGAACAACGATGGCTAAGACATATAGTTGATGGCACAATTTATGGGTGGGATAAATATCTAGCTCAAAACGAATTATGTGAAGAAGTTTCTGCAGAGGTAGCATTCCCTGAGAAACATGTTCCAAAGAAACAAGCAAAGCGAAAGGCAAAGATGGATTTATCTACTAAGAAAATACCTAAAAAACCTGCCGCAGTTAATGTAGAATTAGAGGCGGAAGCGTCAAAAGGACTACCTAAATGATACTAAATGATGTAATCACTGAGACTAGACGTATCTTACAAGATATTGATACACCTCAACGTTATAGTGACGAAGTTCTCCTAGGCTTCGCTAATCAGGCGTTGAAGCGAATCGCAGTGTTACGTCCTGATTTATTCGCTTATGTAGGTGAAGTAACATGCACAACAGGCGCAGTGCTACAAGACGCTCCATCAGATTCAATACGCATTATCGAGGTCTACTCGGTAGTGAGCGGTAACGGTGTTATCGAAGTAAACCGTGAGACACTAGACCAAGCATTACCAACATGGATGAATGACACGGCAGCAGCAGCTACAAACTGGATGCGCCATGTGCGTAACCCGAATAAATTTTTTATATACCCTAAGGCTCCGTCGGGCCAGAAACTAGTTGTGGAGTATACACAGGCTCCACCGACTTATGATGCTACGACAACGGTTGCCTTATTGTCAGATGCTTATTTCCCTGTAGTGTTAGATGCTACAGTGTTCTTAGCTGAGTCTATTGATAACGAGCATGTTAATTCTAATAGAGCTAAGCTATTCCAAGAGTCCTTTACACAGGCTCTAGGTGTAGGTGCGCAGAGTAGGCCTATAACTGATACTGAGAACTCAGGGATGAAAGATGAGGAGGTTATCTAATGGCATCACGTGATTTCAGTACAATCGTTTCTCGTTTAGCCCCTAGCGTCCCAGGATGTCCGACGCCAATCATCGAGCAGTATGTTCGTGATGCAGCAATCGAGGCATGTGAGAGAACTTTAGCATGGCGTTATGAGCAGCCTAAACTACGATTAACCCCCGGTGTGTACGACTATGCATACAGCGCACCTACAGATGCAGAGGTGCATGCATTCTTAACTGTAACCTTAAACGGTCGCAGACTAGACCCTGTTACTCTTGAGCATCTACATGATATACAACCTAAATGGCCTGAAGCAACTACTGAAGAACGCTCAGAGCCTAGATACATTACTCAATTCGATGCGGATAACTTTGCATTAGCACCTGTACCTGACGATGCTGTGAAGTATGACGTCAAGATGATTGTGGCATTAAAACCGCTACGTACAGCGACTAAGATGGACAAGTCAATACTAGACGAATTAGAGAATGTAATTATGCACGGTGCATTACAGCATCTTCTTGTACTCCCAGGTAAAGAGTGGAGTGATAGAGAGTTAGCTACATACCATGCGAAACAATATTCATTTCAAATTTCAGAGCGTAGAGCTAGAACAAACCTAGGTGCAGCAAGAGCATCTATGACTGTTGAGATGCGCCCACTAGCTTGAGGATACTATGGCTGATGTAATTAAATTAGTAAAGGGTGATGAGAAACCAGTAATTGTTTTAACGCTTACAGATGATGTTGCAGGCGGGGCATTAGATTTATCAGCAGCCTCAACAGTAGTGACAGTTAAATTCAGAGCAATGGGCAGTACAACATTATTATCTACAATATCCACGACAAAGTTAGATAGTGGTACGACAGGTAAAGTACAGTTTGATTTCAGCGGCGGCGTGTTAGATGTTGATGCAGGTGCCTATGAGGGTGAGATAGTTGTAACGTATGGTAGTGATGTACATACAGTGTATGACACATTGAGGTTTAGGTTAAGAGATAATTTCTAGTGAACATAAAATTTACAGCAGCATTATCAACGATTGTATTAGCCTCGGCATCAGTGTCGAGTGCTTCTGCTGTAAAGGCTGAAAACTCTATAGGTGTGACAGCTGCACCACTAACTTCAATTAGCGCAACAGCGTATATAGTACCACTAACAATTTTATCAGAGCAGACAGTTACAGCATCTGATGTTGTTAATACTATTGCTGTTACTAAACCTAAATCAGAGACGTTAACAACATCAGATGCCTATACGGTTAATGTAACTAAGTCATTTGCTAGTGCAGTAACTGCTGATTCATCGCTTAATAAGATATTCCACTCGTCTGTCGACTTCGATATGAGTGATGCGGATGTAGACCCTGACCCAGTTACAGTTGTAGATGCTACAGCATTTGACCTCGGTAGAGGAATCTCAGACTCGGTAACATCTAGTGACAGTGTGAGTAACGCGCCGAGTAAATCTGTATCAGGCGACACAGTCACAGCAAGTGATACGCTTAATAGAAAAGACATAGGTACGAACCCGACTGACTCAGTAACCGCTTCAGATTCAGATGCTAAGTCGGCGACGACGACGGCTAGTTCAACGACGACAGCGACAGATAGTATAGGTAAGACAGTTAGTATTACTGAGGCATCGAGTGTAACTGCCACAGCCGTAGTAAGTAAAATATTCCATTCCTCAGTTGACTTCGATATGAGTGACGCTGATGTAGACCCTGACCCGGTGACTGCTTCAGATACTGCAGCCTTAGAGCCTATGAAGAGTACAACGAGCACACTCACAGCAACAGACTCTGACGCGAAGAGCGTTACATCTGGAGCTACATCAACTGCAACAGCATCAGATAGTGCTACTACAAACCCTACAAGCAACCAGACTGAGACCTTAACAGCGAGCGACTCGGTAGCGACAAGCCCTACATCTGTCCAGTCTGACCCTATTACAATGGCGGACGTACTCAATACGTTTACCTACAATAAGAACAAAACTGATGCAGTCACTGCAGCAGACACTATTAACTCAGTTGAGATTACGAAGGCGATAACAAGTCTAGTATCTACGACGAGTACAATCGTTAAACAGTTCACATCCGCAGTCGACTACGACTTAGCTGACGTTGACGTAGACCCTGACCCGGTGACTGCAGCTGACGCGATTAACACATTCGGTGTAACTAAAGCCCTGACATCAACTGCTTCCGCAAGTGACTCAGACGCTAAGAATGTCACATCTGTACTTACTTCAGCTGCAACAGCTGCTGAGAGTATTGTCCTTACCTTAACCTTAGGTGAGACAAACCAGTATTGGGACGAAGTATTTATGTCTGACGGTGAGTCAGGCTTCTTACATACACCAAGAGTTTTAGCTGTCATCGACTACGACTGCCTGCTAGGCGGCGAACACAGCTTACTAAATTCAGCTCGATTCCCTGACGGGTGTGCTGATAGTACGACATACGAAGCGCACACAGGAACTATCGGTGCGCCAGGCTTGGTTAACGAGCCTGTTATGAACCACGGTCTAATTACATATCCTGACACAAGCGGTGCAGGTTTTGTGGTAGACTTCCACTATCCAACATTAGCACTCGGGGCTTATATGGTTAATACAACCTCTATTACATAGGAGAAAACAATGTTAAAAGACAACATTAAAATGACAGGTGAGTTAAAACTTACTCTGACAAACGAGAAAGGCGACGTTACTAAAGAAGTAATTGTCCCTAATACTGTAGTTACAGCAGGTAAAGGCTTCATTGCATCACGCATGAAAGACGCAACTGCGACAGCAATGTCACACATGGAACTAGGTACAGGCACAACAGGTGCAGACGTTGCTGACACAGCACTAGAAACTAAGATTACTTCTAGTAGAACTGCATTAACTTCTACAACTGTTACAACTAATAGTGTAGCATACGTAGTAACTTTCGGTGCAGGTGTAGGTACTGGTGCAGTAACAGAAGCAGGTATCTTTAACCACGCTACGACAGGTACAATGTTATGTAGAACAACATTCTCTGTGATTAACAAAGCAGCAGCTGACACACTAGGTATTACTTGGACAGTTACTGTAAACTAGGAGTAGACTATGGCAGCGAAATTTGCTAATAACGCGTATTCCACTCTGGCAGCTAGTATAACTACTGGCGCTACGAGTATTACGCTTACATCAGGTGAGGGGGCGAGATTCCCTTCGCTTTCAGGTTCAGAGTATTTTTATGCAACCCTTATTGATAGCTCGAATAATCTCGAGATTGTTAAAGTAACTGCCAGGTCTACAGATGTACTAACAGTAACACGAGCTTCTGAGAGCACGACAGCTAGGGCGTATGCATCTGGTGATAGGATTGAGCTCCGCATTACCGCAGCAGGGTTGGTATCATTAGACTATGATGTATCAGGCTCAACATCAGGGCAGTTATTAACATCAACAGGTACAAGCTCAGACCCCACATGGCAAGATGCTCCACAAGGCGTATCAAATTCTAAATTATTTTACTTCGGGAGTTTCATCTAATGGCAACAACATACGGAAGATTAGGGGCATCTGCTCCAGCAGCAACAACAGCAACAGAATTTTATACTGTTCCTGCTTCAAAACACGCAACAGTAACGGTATCTATTTGTAATAGAGGCTCATCATCTGGCACAGTAAGACTAGCAAATATGGATGCTACTGGTACTGCGGCTAATGA